GCCCTATTATTTTTTTGTCAAAGATCATAAACCGGAACCCGTATACCACCATTTTTACAGGAAAACATCCGGTAAAGTGCCTACACTAAAACACACTATAATGTTTTAGTATCATGGTGCCGTGCTGCTAATCACCTCCCATAGCACGAAAATTTCATTCACCATTGAAAACAGATTGATAGGTTGCAATGTAGTATTGAAAACTACATATAACTACAATGGTTATTGATAACTTTTATCAATAAACGATACCCTTCAACTTTGGGTACCGTTGCAAGCCTTGTTTCAACTTGCAGCCATATAGTAGCAACGTTGGTTAATTATGTCAACTAAAAAATACATATTTTTTAGCACTTAATAAACCAAAAATCACAAACCCGGGGGTACTTTATCCCAGGAAAACGGCATTTTTCCCTAAGTTCTTCCTAAGTAGTCCTTTCTCACTACCAACCTTAATTTTATCCCACAAAAATTCACCAATTTCTATCGAAATCACCCCCAAATTCTTCGCTGAAAATTTTCAAATCGGCACAATCTGAAGGTGGCACGCCAAAAGTTTATGCCGTAAATATCGTTAAAATCTGACCTTATCAAGGCGTCGAGATCAATAAGGTCAGATTCTACTTTTACCGGAAATTAAGCTCAAAGCTGTGTTACGGACGTCCGACTACTGGTCCTGCCATACTTTTCTTCACTGCAGATACTTGGGGAGTGGACGGCCAAATTGATCAGAGATGCGGATGGGATTCCTTACTCCTTAATTAAAAAATAAGCGCAAGCGCAGCTTGCATAAACGCTTTAGCGTTTTTCTTATAACTCTTGTCACCATTAATATTAAAAGAATCTCTAACTTATAGTTAATCATTTACTTTTAAGTTTATGATTAACTAATAGTAAATATATTAGAGGACAATCAAAGATTGTCCTCTCGAAGCACTTTAGTGCTTCGTATTTATTTTAAATTAATATATGATTACATCTAAAGATCTCTAACTAATAATAATCATTTAAAGAATCTCTAATATTATTCTATATTTAACTTATAATAGAATCATTAACTATAAATATATATTAATACTATCAAAAGTATATTTTTTCATATACTTTTATTTTAATTCCGACTTCAAGTCGAAAACAAATTCCTTATTTAAGCCATTTCACTTCGTTTTGGATTTACTATTTCTTTTACTTTTTCTATTACTATTAATACTATCAAAAGTATACTAATTTTTCGACTTGAAAAAATTATTTGTGTCTACTATAATCTTCTGTAAGGAGGCGTTGAGATGGATAAACTGAATTTGAACTTTAAGCAGCTATGCGAATTGACGGGCGAAAAGTACGCCAGTGGCGGGG